TCCAGCACCGCCTGTGCCAGTTCCCAAAGCAGTAATGTAAGTTCCTGCTGGGATGTTTGACCCAGTTATTTGCGTGCCCAACTGAACCACACCGCTAGTTACCGCTGTAATGGTAAGAAGTGTGCTTGATGCGGTTGTTGCAGTTCCGACAAAAGTCGTGGTAATGGATGAAATAACACCAATACCACCATTCCCCGCAACTGTACGAGTTGATGTTGTTCCTACAGCCCCTGCACCACCACCACCGCCACCACCTGGCTGCGTACCAGTTGAGGGAGCGCCATTAAAACCTTGTCCTGATGTTCCTGTGCCAAAACCTGCATTTGCGGTATTTCCTGATGCGCCACCACCAGAACCGCCAGAGCCGCCGCTTGTTCCACCCGTACTTTTTCCACCACCGCCGCCTGTAGCAGTTATGCTAATTCCGGTCGCAATGATTGAACTATTTACCCCATTACCGCCAGTTGTCGATGTAGAACCCGCTGTTCCTCCTCCACCAACAGTAATAGTGATTGCAGTATTTCCTACTGTAGTTGTTCCTGCAAGCAATCCACCAGCGCCACCACCGCCGCCAAAGTCAAAACCTGCGCCGCCGCCTCCAGCGACAACAAGATATTCTACGGAAGGAGTTGAATATCCAGGCCAAAGAGCAGCTTGTTTGGCTTGCATATGTTCAGTTAAAGTCCATTTTCCAACAGCCGCAACACCGCTAGTAGCAGCAGCCGTTGCAGACAAAATGGAACCCTTAAAACGATTCATTAGCTGATGGCCTCGTATGAAGCAACCATCTCAATGGCGTTGGTTGTTCCTGATGTTACAACAATGGATTGTGCCTCACCCACATAAATCATGGTGGTTTTGTCTACTACCATTAAAGATGAATTGCCAGGTACGCTTGTTTGATATGTAAGACGGTACGCTGTACCGCCGCCACTAATTGCGCTGTTGATGGACACCGTGATAGTTGCAGCACTTGCTGTGACGTTGGTAGCCATCATGGTATCTATCTTGTTGACAGTTCCAGCAGATGGAGTCAACGCAGTCCAAGTGGTTGCAGTTGTAGTGGTCGGTACAAGATAAGTAGTCGCTCCAAGGATGGATGACACATTGACCATATTGGGGTTTGCCATGCTATTCCTTTAGATGCCGAATACCATCGACATGATGATTGACTTGCCTCCAGTAGCAGATGCACTGGCAGGATAAGTTACAAAAACATCTTTTGTGCCAGCAGAAAAGTTCACCAATGAACCAGAATTACTAGATGATAAGACGGTGGTGCGGGAAAGCGTTGTCCCTGAAGAAGTATAGGTTCCAATACCTACTTCCCATTCATTAGTACCAACAATACTGTAATAGGTAGTATTACCATTACCTATTACGGAAAATGATTGGTAACCTGTTGCTGCACCTAGCAATGTTGCCGTGCCAGTGCTAGTTACTGTCGTTGTTTCCTTGACTCGGTCAGCTAATATCAGAGCCATAAAAGCCCCTTGTTATGCTGCTTCTAACTCATCTTCCTTGAAGAATCGTTCTTGCTGGGTTCCAACCTGATCGGTATATGAAACACGCAATAACAGATTCGACTCAGAATCCACAGTAGCACCTTCAACAACTCCATTTGTAGTAGTCGTGTACTTTACTTTTACCAAATCACCAGTTTTGAATGCCATGATTTTCCCTTAGACTGATGCGGTGTAAGTAACATTCAAAGTGTCACCACTGGAAACAGATCGGTTACCACCAGTAAATGAACCAGCAGAGTACAAAACTCCAGTGGTAGTTGCACGCACCTGAGTGACTGTCAGCAATGCTCCTGCAATCGTTGCAGTAGCATTGATGCTAAATGCAGTTGATGTGGATGCTTTGGAGCCAGATGCAGCCGAGTTCCACGCTACAGTGATACGGTTTGTTCCACTATATGCAGTGCTTTCAGTCCATCCAGCATGAGATGAAAGCGTATCGCCAGCCGCATAGGTCGGAGTAGATGCACCATCTACCAGACCCATGTACCAAGCAGCGGTATATGCACTACCAGCAAAATACTTGTCTAGTAGGTCGTTCTTACCAACAGTAACAACTAGGTTTTCAATGGTATCAGTCCATTTAACTTTACCGTCTGATCCTATGCACTCAACCTGGTAACTTCCAGTTACTCCAATGGTTTCATCCATGTCAGACTTGCGAGAAATTGCCACACTTGTAGCATCTTGACTGTTGATTCGTTCTGAGTGCATTTAGTTCTCCAATATTGGGAAAATTTTAACCGAAAGACTTAGCGCGTGATTTCAAAACGCCACCGCTTGTAGCGCCACGCTCATCTGCAATTTGCAGTTCTTCAATACCTGCCTTATACAAGCTGGCCCACACTTGAATCCTGGCATCGTCTTGTAGGTATGGTGCGGCCTGCAATAGCGAACCATACAAGTACACATCAGGCGCTTTGGTAAGCAGCCAATTTGTAGTCGTAGTGTTAGATAACTTGGTGAGTTTTGAGTAATAAATCAACTCGCCTGTGTAGCTTGAATCAGGTACTGGAACAACGCGAATCTGTGAACCCACAACTCCAAAGAATTTTGGTTTTCCGCTGGATGTGTACTGAGTCAGCAGGCTGTCCAAACTGTCAATAGTCTCAAATTGCAATGGCGTTACGGGATTGGTGTCCAGCTTAAAAGTACGCGCTTCCAAGAAGTCACTTGGTGTTGCGTTGTACTCTGCGTTAATGGTCGCCGTTGCGCGGGTGATCATCTGCGTTGTCCGCAAAGTGCGCTCCATCTGCGCCTCTGCTAGTGACACAAAATCGGTGATGGCAGAAGTCAGGTCGCTGCGGTTGAGCCAATCGGCCACCGAGGCTTTCAGTTCAGCGTAGGTGCTAAGTGCCATGCTCTTCCTTCTCGATGTCGCGCATCATCCAGGTGTGGTCGTGCTTGAATTCAAACGTCCCGATGTGGCCGATCTCTTTGGAAACATCGTGGTCTATGTAGATTTTATACCCTGCCGCCTGCGCCTTCCGGCAGAAGAAGATGTCCTCGCCGATGTAGCCGCGCTTATCGGTGCGCCAGGGAGTCTCGAACCACGGCTCTGTCAGCTTCTCAAAGACGTTGCGCTTGATGAGCATCACGCCCATTCCGATGCTGCCAACTTCCTCGATGCCGGTGGACTCTGGCATCGTGTAGACCAATTCGCGCTCGCCATCTGGCCCGTATTTTTGGGCAGTCGGGCCTGTTGGAATTCTACGTCGAGCGCAGTTGGTTGCCACGATGTCCAGGTCATGTTTTAGCAGGCGCTCGACCATGTCCTGCGGGAACGTCATGTCTGAGTCGATGAATAGGATGTGGGTGCAGCCTTCGCGCATCGCATCTAGCGCCAGGTCAGCACGCTGGTTTTGGATCAGCGTGCCCTGCATGATCTTGAGAGACACTGCATCTGTCGTGTTGAGCGTGTGGTAGCAGACCATATTCACTAAGCAATAAGCAAAATTGGCGTGGACCATGTCACGCGCTGGGGTGCAGACTGCAATGTAGTTGTTCATACTTGTCCAGGTCTCGTTCTGAAAAATCTGTTGTCGGGGTCATTGAGCCAGCGTTTCATAAACGCCTGATCTTCTATCTTGCCCTCGGCCTTGAGTTTGTAGTAGACAGCCTCCGGAATGCTGGCGACGTGATGCCACTCGCCTTTCCAGTTTGCGCGCTCATCTACCTTATTGAAATCTGCCTTGTTTGCTTCAACAACTGCTGTGACATCCTGCTGAGTCTGAATTGTTGCTTGGCCAGTTTCATCGTTGAAATGCCAAAAACGGGTGATTCCCGCTTCTTTGTTTTCGTCAAATATTTGATTTTTCATGCGTTAAAAAAGGGACCAGGTTTCCCTGATCCCTTCAAGTTGATTACGAAGTAATCAGGTCAGCAGCCAAGCCGTGTGCATTTTCGGCCAGCACTTTGTGACCCCACTCAACCAACAACATACGCTTCTCAGCGTCGCCGGTTTTAGCGAGTTCAACTTGCTGGTAAGGACGCAGCACAGTCATCTTGGCGTACTCGGGGTCCAACACCCAGGCGTCACGCTCACGCTGGAAACGGTTGGCGATAACAGCCACGGTTCCGAAATCGCTAACGTAAAGATCAACCGCGCCGATCAAGGTCGCAGGCTTCTCACCGCCGTTGATGTTGAAACGGCTGGAGGCGATACCAGAGAAACCGCTG